TATGCCAACATTAATATTACTATCAGCAAAGAATGCACTATCATTTGTAGCTGGTACATTTTCATCAACTGCCATATAATATACCGTACCGCTACTACCGGTATATAATGTTCCTGAACCCGCGGTGACGTCAATATGACTTCTATATACGCTAAAAAATTCTCCGTCACTATCGAATGGATCAGGTGGTATAGCTGGTATCACAATATGATTACCCATTCCCATTCCATGAGTACCACAGAAATAGTTTAAATTAAATGGTGCACTATCGGATACAGTAATTGATAAAGAAGCACCGGCTTGACCTTGCGTACCAGTAAGTGTTACGCCAGTTGTATATTCAGTGGATCCACTATCAGCCGTAAACTTAAAAGGATGATTTGCTAATGCAGCGGCGCTCACATCAAACGTATACGTTGATCCTCTTAGAAATTTTAATTTAGGTCTATTCGTTGCCATATCTTATTCCTTACGCTGCCGCTCCTGATCCAGTGCCGTGATCTTGTACATGAAGCGTACCTAAAGTTCCAAAGGCTACTCCATTACCTGGTGTAGCAAATGATTGGTATTCATATACATTTACATCAGAACCATCTACACCTCCATAGCTTACGGCGTATGTACCATCACTAACACAACCATGGCTATTTCTACCTGTGTTTAAATTACCAAATGATGTTGCATTTCCAAGTGTTTGAATGACATTCTGGCCAGAATATGTTATATATAAAGTGCTAGGCGAACCAGTATCATATCTACCACCTGTAGTTAATGCAATTGTTTTATTATGTGTTCCAGCTCCACGTCTTAATCCATAAGTATAATCACCAAAGTCGGTTGCATCACCTGGTGTTTGAATAGTTACATAGTCTATTCTATTAGTTCCTGAAGTTGCAGCGTTTTCACCAGCAATAAACAATCCTCTAGTATCATCATTTACTGCAATAGGTCCTCTCCTGGCCTGTGTTAAATCACCATGGTTATTAGCATTACCTGAATTTTGTATACTTACATATCCAATATCTGCATGAAAAGACCCGATTCCGTTGCTTCCTCCATGATAATATCCAGCTTGAAAAACACATCTATCTCCATCACTCATTGACCCTCTGTTCATCCAGTTTTGGTTTGTGTCATTATTATATGAGTAATATGGATCGCTATTTAATCCTAGCCAAGCAGTTAAAGTACCATGCGATGTTGCTGCTCCTAAAGTAGCACAGTTAAATTTATTAATCCCTTGAAAAGCATCATTACCAGTTGCATTACCACCTACTACTAAACAATCAGCACCTCTAGTTCCTGTAGCTTGTAATCCTAAACCTCCACCATAATCTGAAAATACATTATCAACTCTCGTAGCGGTACTTTGTGTAGGTATAGAAAAATAAGTAATGTTATTTGAACCAGCTTTAGTTGCAGATGCACTTGTTCTACCACCTGTATTCCAACCTCTAGAACCAATATAATTTATAGACGCAGGATCGAAAATAGTTTTCATTTTATTACCCATGCCTAATCCATGAGTAGCGCAATAATAATTTAAATCATTCGGAGCATTTTCTGGTACAGCAAATGTTACCGTCGCACCTGTAGTACCCGGTGTTCCGGCCGCTGTCACACCAGTTGTATATTCTGTTGCACCACTATCAGCAGTAAATCTCAACTGATGGCCGGAATTACTGGCATCACTTACATCTATAGTGTAAGTTTGTCCTTTAAGAAATTTTAATCTAGGTCTTATTATTGCCATCTTTTTTTAGCCTTATAAATTAAACACTTTACCATAACCACCACCGTATAATCTATCAGAATCAATGGTTACGGTATAGTTACTATCAGCTGATGTACTACTATCAAGGCTAAAGCCCTCATCGATTGATAAGTAGAATACATCACCAATCCCAGGTATTTCATAGCGGGCTCCGCTGTCAACAGTTGATATTAAACGAATAGAATTATAATCAAAGAATGATCCATCACTATCTACGATTGGATCAACATAGTGAGCACTACCGACCGGGATCATTTTTCTAAATGAAGTTAAATTAGAATCTGCTAAGTATGATTCAGCCCAAGCAGTCGCACTATCGGCTTGTACCATAGGCTTGACAGAAATATCAGGTAGATTAATAAACGATGAACCAGCGCTATCAGCAGTTGCGCCAAATTCAATTATATTAAATTGATTTGTTCCTGTCCAACCACTATCTGTTGGCATATCTGGAACGCTATTAGTCATAACAAATATTTTAGATCCATCAGGATGCATAGCAAATGCATCGTTGATATTCATTTTAGTCGGTGCACCAGAGTCCGGTAAATTAGTTAATTCTATTTGGCTATGATAAGCCATAGTAGATAGATCATATGGAGTAGAAAGATCTGTTCGTAGAAGTGTCATTCTATTACCATTTAGACCGTTACCTACACCACTAGATGAACTATCGTAGTCAGAATCTGAGAATTGTCTATGAATATAATAACGTTTTGTTCCGTCTTTATTAAACATTGAACCTTTAGTAAAGGCTAATTTCTGTACAAATTTATTTGTAGTACCATATGAATCTATAATATTATTTGTATAAGATGTATTACCATTAAATGTACCAAGATCGTATGGCGTTGTAAATGTTAATTCATCAACTGGACCGTTAACACCTAATTTTCCAACAGCCATCTTACGGCCGCTATCAAACCATTCCATAGAGAAAGTATTGTGTAAGTCAACCTCAGAATTTACTGTTACATTACTTTGAGCAGCTGAATAACCAACTGGCAATGACCCTACAATACCTTTTTCATATGTTGCTGTACTAATATCCCATGAATCAGATAAGTTAAACTGATTTAGTATATCTCTATCAGCTTCAACTGCATACATCTTAGTACCTGTAGGATTAAACGCTAGTGCACTTAATCTCTGACCACCATAGAATTGAGAAGAATCTGCATTTAACATAAATGATCTTGCAAATACTGTACTTAAATCAGCTCGTTCTTCATCGCCATCAGATATAGAAGATATATCATATGGTGTTTCTAATTTAGCTCCATATACAATCGCACTTGAATCGGCAAAGTTTTTATTTACAAAGTATAGTCTACGACCGTTTTTACCAAATACAACTCCCGATGGATCAGATAAACCAGGTACATCTGTCGTAGTAACTGGAAAGTTTCGAATAAAGCTTAATCCGCCAACGCCAGTACCAAAATCTATAGCGGCACTATCCCAAACCATAGCCGTTGATGCACCCGCAACTTGTAAAGCATATGCCGTGTCAGACATAAAGCCGGCATCAACACTATCACCAACTCTTGGCGCAGCACTATCTCCTGGTTGAAGGGCTCCAACGGTAGGAGATGATGCATCACCGGTATTTAATTGATAATTTCCTTCCGGAACTCCGATATGTGTAAATCCATCACCTGCCAATACGAGAGTATCACTATCATCTTGAGGCGTATATGTTATTTCTACATTATTATCAGCATTAGTACCGATAGTTAAAGAGGTAACATTTAAATCTCTTACACCTTCAATAAAGTTTGCATCATCTTCATCAGCCACAAATTGAGATGACGAATCATTAGCAATAACTTTATATGTTTTATTGGGCGTAAATGCTGGATCAGCGGCAGAACCAGTGATTTTTATTTCTGTTGCAGGAGCTGCGGCCGCCGCGGCACTATCAGCTTTTTGTTTAACTATTGTTGCAACTTCAGGCTCTCCGAATGGATTAGTTTCAGTGAAATCTAAAAAGTCCTGTGTTTCATCTTCAAATTCATCCGATACATCACCAACTATTTCTGGTAATATAACCTTACTAATTCTACGAGATGCTCCCGAAGTAGAACCAGTAATAACAAGACCTGTCGCTGGTGCAACAAAAGTACCCTGATCATTTGAAGTATGAATTAAACTTAGAGTCTGACTACTTTCAATCCATTGTGCAACCTCACCCTCAACAACTGCACCATTAGCATCAGAAGATATTTTCACATCTTCACCACGTTCAAAGCTAGTAGGAGCAAATGGAGGCGCAATAGTTACAACAGGTGGATTTGATGAATCATAAAAGTTACCACTATCGGTAATATTTACTTTTGTAACTGTACCGGTTGCTGAATCAAAATCTAATGTTACCGCAGCAGTAAAATCAGATTTAGGATCCGTAGACTTAGCAATTGTAACTGTTGGAGGAGTAGAATAACCTGTACCGGGATCTGTAATATTAACGCCTGTTACTTCTCCGCCAGATATAACAGCAACGCCTACGGCCTGTGTACCACCAGCAACATCAGGTGCAGCTATAGTAACAGCCGGAGGAGTTTTATAAAAATTACCACCACTATCTAATGTAACCGCATCGACAGTTCCGCCAACTGTAGACGCTGTACCCTTAGCCTCTTGTTTAGGGGCTACTGGCTCAGCAACTGTAACTACAGGCGGTGTTTCATACGATTGACCAGAATTTGTTACACTTACTCGACGTAATCTTTTCCATCTATGACTCATTAATCAAGCTCCACTTTGGCTGCCGCAGTAATACCTTGAGTTAAACTTAAGTCATATCTGAAAGATGCATCTTGTTCGAGTTGTGTGATAGCGTCATTAGCAACATCGAAGTCCTCATCATTGTACTCGAATAATTCACATTGTAATTTAAATACTGGTAAATTGTTTAATTGATAAAAAGGTTGTTCATGCTCAACATGCATGATTTGAAATATTTTCTTTGAGAATGGCGTAAAAACTAAATCGCCCTCAAGAGGACGAATACCTTGTATCTCATTATCATATCTCATAACCGTTTGTTGCCATCTACGCTTAGCAACAGTAAATGTAACTTGGTCTCTTATTTCAACACCAAATTTTGTAAATAGATCTCCTTCACCATCGAAGCCATCGATGTTGTCTACATACATTTCTAATAAGTAATTAGAATTGAAACTTGATACAGGGTCTTCTCTGAAAACATCATCAACATTCACTAGATCACGTGGTAAATAATATAAGTCTTGTCCATAAATCTTAATGGACTCTATAATTAAATCTTCATATAAATTCTGTTCAGACCTTGCACCAGCACTGAAATAAAGATTGCGCATATTCTTATCCTATGAAAAACGATACTGGGTCTTCTTGTTCTAGTCTTAACTCCTCTTGCAATCGCATAATTTCTTGAGTTGCCGATTCATATATAGCATCGCCATTCATTGTGACACCACCAGGAAGTTGCATTCCTGAAAATTTCATTAAGTTAGCACCCCATTGTTGTTTTATCAACTGAGTGCCATATAGCTTTAACCACTTATTGTTCCATACACTATTATGTGCTGCCTCATCAATTTTTACTAAAGCTTCAATTACAACGTATTTATCGGCCTTTAGTGTTTCGTCTTCGAAATCACCGTGGATATAAACGCGTTGCTGATGAAAATTATAATCGTGTTGTGGATGACCATTTAATGTCATATCTAACAATTGAGTATATTGTTGTATCTGACTAAAGTACCCAACATCTCCAAGGAATGATGTCATGTTTGTAATATCGTGAAGCATCAATTGATACTTAACGTCAAACATGCTGGACCCTTGAGATGAGAGTTGAAATGGCAAAACTCTCTTAACTTGTAGGACATTCGCAGGCATGGCTATATACTGATTTGTCACATCAGTAGCGGTTAACTGATGTTTTATATAAGTTCTTAACATTGAGTCGCTGTGAAATTCTCTGTAATATTCTAAAGCTTGATCTAGTCGATCATCTATCTGATCTTCGTCTACATTTATTTCTATTACAGGGTCGCCTAGTGCTCTTTTGCAATAGTCGATATAAGTATCTCTTGTCGTTGGAATGGCCATTTTAATATCCTATAGAGTTTATTTACTCTATTTATATTAATTTTTTTATCTAAAAGCCGGTCCTTCTATCCAAGTTACAAAAGATTTTCGCGTTCCTGCAGTCACAGGTTCTACTTTATGTCTTATAAAAGATGGGAATACTAGGACTGTACCTTTTTTTCTCATTAAATCCATAGGAGGTCCAGGGTATAGTGGGTCTAAAATAAAGTCTCCGCCTTCATATTCATCGCCATCTGCTAGTTGAATAATAACAGATATTTTTCTATCATACAAAGTTATTTTATTATCCCAAAATGTATCAATATGCCAATTATAATGACCATGATCTTCATGATGATATCGCGTATGTTGTACATCTTCCATATAATTAATATCAAAATTCCATAAAGATCGATTAGCGACTTCTGCATAATCGTACATTCTCTTTTTTATGAGCTCATCGCTTACCCATCTTAATTGACTGCGTCTTATTTCTCCGTCAGCTTTACCTTTTGCCTTTTGACCTATTTGTGCATCAACGAGAGGATATTGTTCAGCTAATTCATTCCAATTATCAACATTATCGGCTTCTTTTCCTGCCCACATCATCCATAATTCTTTCATGCTCTACTCCTGAAATAGATATAAGTCAATAGGTAATGCTATTCTTATGCCGGACGAGAAAGGATTAACTGAATGATATAGAAATGATGGGAATATTAACACATCATCAGTCTTAGGTAAAATAATTTTATCTTCAAAATGATGTTTAAAATTTTCATCATATCCTCTATTAGCATTTCCACGCGGATCGTGAAATTTTATTTCACCACCTATATTTTGTTCATCTGCTAATACATAGTAAATAGAAGAAAACATAGCACCCATATGATTGTGGATCTGGTGTGTGTACGACCCAGTAGGTGATATTACCCATGCTTTCATTTGAGTATGATATTTGTCTATATCTACTCCAAAACATTTATTTACATATTTTTTAAAATTATCATATGCTATTTGTTTTAATTCATTTATAGGTTTACTATCGTCTTCAAGTATGGTATAATTGATTTTAGTGGTATCTGCGTACGTTAGAATATGATCGACTAACCCTTCAATGTGTGACGACGTATGTTCAATTGGTGTAGACCAAGCGTTATGTATCATTTGAACCTCATTATAAATAACAGTACTATCTATAAAGGAATTAAAATGACATTTGAGCAATTCGAGGAATTCTTAATGTCGGGACAATGTTATAATGAACACGATGTTTCTATAATCGATGAAGATGGATTACAACATTACATAGAACCTACTGAGTATTATGCATATTGTGCACTCATGGCAGAACATTTAGCGATGGGTAAAGTAACAATTAAAATAGAACAAATGGAAAAATATTGGAAGTTTGACGACCGAACAATTCATTTATTCTATAATCCTAAATTTGGTCCGACATTTGAAAAACATACAGATCCAGTTGATGTTATAATAGAATGCAAAGCAGGATCTAAATCTATGTGGGTAGATGGTATAGAAGTTATTTTAACTCCTGGTGATAAACTGTCTATCCGTGCAGGCACTGAACATAAAGCACTGAATTATGAAAGGGCATTAATAGCTTCTCATGGCATTAGCGACACAGAAACACTTGATCGTATACGTGAAGACAACGGAGACATGCAATCTTAATTGCTTTCATTGTTTTACGTCGGGAAAGAATGGTCGTAAAATATATTTCGATGCAAAAAAGACTGCGGACTGGTGTAATCAATTAGATACGAAAGATAATTTAATCCACCTTGAGTATCATGGTGGAGAGCCTATGCTTGCGCCGATGGAAGATATTATGGAATTTTATAATATCACAAAGAAAAACTGGGGTGAGAGATGTACTCACGGTATTACAACTAATCTGACATTTAAGTTAAGACAAGAGTACATAGACTTCTTTGTTGATTGTATAGACGGTGGTAACGTAGCTACGTCATGGGATCCTAATATTAGATTTGCGAATGACAGGCAACGTGAGTTATGGGAAGATAACGTTAAAACACTTGTAGGCCTAGGCGTAAGATTAAAATGCTTTATATCAGTTACAACCGATATGGTAAAGATGGATCCATTAGAAATAGCTGACTATATGCATTCACTTGGTATATCTGAGATCTCATATGAGAGATTAACACATAATGGTAATGCCGAACTAAATCCAGATATATTTCCACACAATACAGACCTTGATAAATGGTGGATGTTAATGCATAAAACCACAAAGGATCATCCTGTAGAGAACGGATTCCTTGATTCCGTTTATGCTAAGTTTGATGCCGGTCAGTTTTTTAACGGTACTTTTTGTAGAGATTGCGAACAAAAGATACATACTATAAATGCAGACGGTACAGTCGCGGGCTGCCCAAATGCCGCACCAACAGAATGGTATGGACACATAAATACACCTGCAAAAGAAGTAAGATCATCACCAAAACGTATGGAAATTATTTCTTGTGAATTACATGAACGAGATGAGAGATGTTATAAGTGCCCAGTCTTTTTATATTGCCACTCGGATTGTCACCAACTTAAATGGATGGACGATGTATGTCCAGCACCAAAAACACTTATGATGACCTTAGCTAAGGAAAAGGGATGGATTTAATAATAAAGCCTACCGAGGCCTGTAATTTTAAATGTACGTTCTGTTCTTCAACAGCCATCGACCCAGATAAAGCTGGGTTGTTAGACTTGGATTATGTCTTTCGTTTCCTAAAGCGTTATCCTGATACTAACTCTCTTATTATTAATGGTGGCGATCCATTGATGGTTGATCCGAGTTACTATTGGAAAATCATTGAACACCTTGATGAACACGATTATCCTGCACATATTTCTTTTACCACAAATCTATGGCCATTCTATGTTAAACCTCAGAAGTGGGTAGATTTATTTAATCACGATCGTATGGGTATTTGTACATCATTCCAGTACGGCGGCGGCCGACTCAAAGGTGACCTGACTGAATTTACAGAAGAAGACTTTTGGGCTGTATCAGATGCAATGTTAAAATATTGTGGTGAACGACCAGATTTTATTGCAGTTCTTACAGACATGAATGATTATCGTGCACTTGATAATGTCAAGCTTGCAAAAGAGATGAATGTGGAATGTAAACTCAATTACGCAATGGCTTCGGGTGTACAAGGTAATACATATAGACTTAGTAAGATCTATCAGCTATATCTCGATGTATATGATGCGGACTTACATCATTGGGAGTTTAACACAAAACAAATGATGAGACGACTAAAGCGTGGTTTTACAACCTGCCCACAAAACCGTAATTGTGACGAAGGTATCCGTGCATTCAATCCGGGTGGTGATTATTATTCGTGTGGTTCATTGGCTGATGACCTTGATTATCCAATAAACTTTGACGAAGAAATGAATGGACCAATGCAAACACCATTGCAAAATGATCCTAACATACAAACAATGAAGATGGCGTGTTATACCTGTCCCATGTTTGAGATTTGTAATGGTTGTAAAAAGACAGTACGAGATATGAAACGAGAAGGTACTGTAGAATCTCACTGTAAACAAATGAAAGGTATGGCACCTCGTATATTAGAATTAAATGGAATGGATCCTAAGGGAGTGACGCCGTATGTCGATGAATCTATCGATCAACCCGACTTACTATTGCAACTTTAGGTGTGACTTTTGTTATCTGACTCCTGAGCAATTAGGTGATAGAAATAAAATTGACTTAGATGTATTAGATCAAAGGTTATCAGAAGTACCTGAGATAAATCATATCGATTTATATGGCGGTGAAGTAGGCTTACTTAAACCAGACTATTTCTATGCTATGAAAGATATTATTCGTAAATACTACGACGATGAAATAAATATAAACACAAACTTATCTGCATTCCCAGATTTTTTTCGTGATGATGATATTTCATTATCCGTATCATATGACTTTGATGCGAGAGAGAAACAACAACATGTATTAAATAATATGATGGATGCAAATAAACAGTTAGCCGTTCTTGTCCTTGCATCTAAAAAAGTTATTGAGATGGATGTAGACTTTATGGTCCATACATTTAATATGATTAGAAATGTAGAGAGTGTAGAAATAAAACCATACTCAACTAATCAAGCTAATCAACAGAATGTTAGTCATAAAGACTTTGAGGATTTTGTTTTAAAATGGATTGAGCATCCTACACAATTTGAGTTTCATTTCGAAAACTCTGCTCGTATAACTGATTGCTTACTTGGCCATTATAATGCATTTAGTGATGATCATGTTTATATAACACCGAGCGGCAAATTTGGTGTATTAGAATTTGATAAGAATGATAACGAATACTTTTTAGAGCTAGACACATATAATGATTATATCAAATGGACACAAAAAGAGAAAGAAGATAATGTATCAGATATTTGTAGAACGTGTGACTATTATGGCAAATGTTTGACTGAACACTATAGATATGTTAAAGATCTTATAAACGGATGTAATGGATACAAAGGACTACTAGATTATGCAAGAATGGAAGGCAAGATCTAAAGCTTATCATTTGATGTCAACTGAACATACAGATGATTTAAATAAAGTAGATATAGTATGGAAACCTGATTCTATAGTCAATGATGCTGTACTTCATTTTCATGAGAAAGTAGATGAGTGGATTTACCCAGCTAAGTCATATTTTGTGGCGATATGTTATGCAAACTGGATTGCACTTGACTTTGGTGAAAACTTTCTTGATGTATTGAATGATAAAGATCTATTACCGCATGATCCATATTTTAAAATCTATAGTGAAGATATGGAAATATATAACGATATTCTTTGGTATGCTGACTGGAAAAACAACGAACAAGGTATGGTTGGAGACGTGAGAAAGTATTACGAAGAAGAGATGTTAATTGGACAACTTTGATTTTACAAAAGCACTATTAGAACCCAAGCGGCCGAACATAGGTGAGATCGAACTTACCTTGTTTGAGAACTGTCACTTGAATTGTGCGTTCTGCCATCATGATAAAAAATCAACAGTCGGATTATCACGAGAAGATATGTTTTCTAAGATACCACTCGTAGAAACACATGTAAAGAAAATGGTTGGAATGGTTAAGACCTGTCAGATCAATATGGTCGGAGGTGAATTATTCCAAGATAGAATATCTCATTGGGCATATAACGATTATTATGATTTACTCATAGAGATTAAAAAGATATACGACGAACATGATATGAAAATAAAAGTCGTATGGGTCACGTCCTTTCAATTTAGTAAACAAGAAAGAGTACAAAAACTATTAGATGATTTAAATACAGCAGGCATCCCATCTTATATTATTTGTTCATACGACTTTGACGGTCGACCAGTGAAAGGACCTTATGGAAGAAACATTGAGTACTTTGCAGACTATATTACCTCAATTAATATGGTTGCAACAGTCCCATCTATAAAGAGGTTTATGGCAGATGATGATGAGTATTTCCACTATTTGTATAGTAAGTTTGATAATTTCTATTTTGATGACTACATTCCTGATAAGGGGTTTGACCATCTCATTCCTTCTGATTCTCAATATCTTGATTTCCTCAAGTTTGTTTACCACAATTACCCTGATATCAATCCTATGGCAGACCTTATAGAGAATGAATCAAACCATATGCATTGTATGGCATTAAATAAAGTTACTATCTTTCCAGACAATAGTATATCAAATTGTAGATGGAATCGTTATACTAAAACCGACTTTAATACACCATTGAATAGAGGCGACAACGCTTCTATGATGCAAGCATATATGGACGAGCATGGTTGTCTATCTTGTAAGTGGTGGGATAAATGTGGATTTAGATGTTATACACAATGGGATTGGAAAAACCGTGAGAGAGATCTACCTGATTGCGTAATGAGAATGTGGTTTAATTATCAGCAACAACACCAGGAAACACACAGGCGGTTAGAGAGTGATGTTGCATATATGCAAGAACCCCTTTATCAATACACGTCATCTGGTTAACGCATCCGCTACAACTCTCTGTATCATACATCAACTGCTTTGTAAACATGTTTGTTTTAGGTTCTTCCCAACTATTTAAGTCAGTCGGATCTTTGACCTCAAACTCATCTGTACCAATCAGTACAATGTCGTATACAAATGGTGTCCAGAAGAATCTATCATTACAAAAAGTATAATTTAATTCTAGGCTGCCACCTTGCGCCTGGTCTACAATTGTCTTTGGATATAGATCATCGCTAAAGTCATACTTCTTCCATTTCTCTATTAGATGTTTATGTACTTTAGATTTTTGTGCTCTAAAGAATGATGGATTTAATGTAAGAATAGAATCAAATACTTTATCTGTAACTCTTGACATATCGAGTACCTGTTCATTATACTCATCGTCATTACCCATATTATAAACAAAGTAGTAGTTAAGATCGTCCCAGAATAAATCTAGTGCACTCATCTTATCTTTTATATCTGCCCAATTAACCGGTGGCTGCAATTGAATATTACAGTCGTACATAAAGCCATCGCGTTTTGGTATTGAGTTTAGTTTATCAATAACTCGTAAATCTATATTCTCTAGTGTCGTAACAAACTGTATTGTAGTTACTTTTGATAAGCATTCTCTAAAGACCTTATTCTCTAAAAGAGATATAATATTATTATTGCCAAACAGGTCAGTAGGGCCAATATTGATAGTAGAGACGTGATAACCATTGTTCTTAAATAAATCTATTGCGTTGTTTAATTTATCGAAGGACCCTACATTAGATCCTAGTTTGTTAACGAAGCAGCCTTTGCATTTAAACTCACAGCCGGATAGTACCTCACAATTAAATTGTACTTTTACTTTATGACCTTCACTAAATGATAGATCGAAGTCATCACTAGCTTGCGCATGAGCTTTGTTGTTAGTAACTATTCCCATTGTAAGCCTCATCATCGAATAATGCTATTACATCTTTATTTAGTATACACTCTTTTCTATTTTGAAAAACTGTTTCCATAACCCGAGGTATAAGTCTATGCGAGCATATATTTAAATATTTACAACTATGGCATTCAGTCAGTTGACTATTTTGAATTTGGTGGTTTACAATCCAATCTTTATATGATAATATACGATCGACTATCGTACCACCTTTTTCTACATCTATTAAAAAGGCTTCATTATATATTTGTCCATTTTCATAAATGAATGGAGCCATAAAGATTCTACCATTGTGTATATTTATGACCGAATAATGAAATGCTTTGTGAGATAAGTCACCTTGTAGAAAATGAAATCTTTGCTTAAATCGTGAATTATTTTCTGTAAGCTTAGTAAGCATATCATTCCATTCGAATAGTTTCTCACCATGCTTTGGGCTATAATCAAAAGACCTTACAACTGATGGTAGAATCTCTATCACAGTTTCGTACTTATCTCTTACTAGATCTATAGCATCAAATATAATATCTTCTATACCATCTACAATATTCGTTGCCATAGATATTTCATAATTCATAGATGAGTTTTTAAATGTTTCAATTCTTTCATCTAATGCTTTTTTATATGTCTCGTCATATATCAGACGTTTAACATCTATCGCCACCTGTACATCCCAAGACTTGACCACGCTACCCAGGAGCGACCTTTCTATCTTGCGTATCTTTCCCTCAATGTCCTTCTCTGACAAGGATCCAAGTATCGAACAATTGTGTTGTATGTTACGATTGTCTTCAGGCATCATGACTATGCCTTCGGCCAGCTTTACATCTTCAATGATAGTATCTAAATTTTCAGCACCATAGAAATCTGTTGGTCCTATTACAACGTCATCTAATACTATATCTTCTCTACCTGCAAGTTCATTTGCTAGCCGCCAAAATAAATGTACTGAATATGGATTCCAATTGCCTCTACGTTTTACAAAACATCCCGGACACATGTAAGCACAACCCTCTAGCAACTCAAGCTGAGGTTGAATCTTATATTGTGTCATAGCAGATACGGAAGTAAACTCTTCCAGTCTATTACCATCTATGACAATCTTTTTCCATTCGTCATTTAACATAAGATATATTCTTAATTCTTTCTAATTCAGGATCGTTATCTTTTGTAACAAGAAACTTTTTACGATAACCTTTCTTATCGTTGTCTACACTATAGCCATCCCATTGATACATTGTTTGAGCAGCATGGTTATAGTTATCTATATTTCTCATCATATTTTCTTTAGGTGCAATACATCTATCTTCACCTAAATAATCTCTGAGTAAGATTATCTTCCTATTATAGCAAGAAAAATATAATTCACAGTTCTCACATTCGGTACCTTTTGCAAGATATTGTTGAGATTCTATAATTGGCATTATATCATCGAATGAATTTATTTTAAACGTATCATCATATATTGCCATGTTCTCATACATGAAAGGACTAATAAACCATTCACCTTTCTTATAATTCAGAACCTGATAATTCATGCCGCCATGAGAATGGTCGACCATAATATTATTCAACTTTGTATCTTTACTCAATACATTAAAATACTCATTGAACTTATCAAGAGTAGCAAGAATAATATTTGATTTATGTGAACGTGATACGGAAGGAATAAAGTCTAGGATAGTATTAAACTCTTTGACTGCCTGATCGTGCAAGGCCGAGTAGTCTAGTCCATAGTCTTTAATGTTTACAACAAATGTGTAAGTCACCTCATGTTCGAGGTTTTCATCTATATACTTTAGCACATCTTTGATGTGTTGTACATACTTTTTTTCGAAAAATTTGTGTGGGTTTGTGGCGATACCGATTTCTATTTCGGTATCTGTGTTTATCCGACTAGTGATCCAATCACAAAAGCGAACAATGTCACCATCAATAAGGGTGCTAACAAAAGCAAGAATAGGTGAATTTTCATTTATAATATACTCCAGTTGTGGCATAACCTCATAGAAGTTTTCACTAGCCAGAAAGTCAGTAGGTCCGATAAGAATCTCGTCTACTAAAATACCTTGACTAGTAATACTTTCAATAAAGGTTTCTGCTTTTCTAATCTGATTCTCATCACTAGCATTACCTCGTCTATGAACAAAGCAGCCCGGACACTTGTGATGACAACCGTCTAATACATCTAATTGAATCTTAACTGCTGATACCGGTTTCGTTTGAGTTTCAGTAGTCAGTTCATAGTATAAATTATTTTTAATGAGAGGCATGCATGTTCTCTTTAATTGCTACGCAACTATTCAAGTCTCTTGATTCCATATACATGTGTACATTACGTTCTGCACAGCTCATCATAAATTCACATCCATTACAATCATCAACTTGTTGTGCATATTCTATATTGTCATATAGTTTATTCTCATCCATCGTAGTCTCAAAGAATGGAGTGCGTTGAATGATTGCATCATATAGAAACGGATTGACGTATAGTTTACCATTGTAATAACTATAGTTTTGGCAACCTAGTCCATTAAACTTTGCATCAAAGAATGTATAATAGTTTTGCCACTTCTCATCTATATTCTGATTTAGTAAGTCTTCTCTGAAGTTGGCAAGATGTTGACTTACTTTGCCTCTTGCATTCCTGTCTGTTAGGAAAGAAGGTGTGATTACAACCGGTGCATTAAAATCTTCAAATGTCTTTTCGCATAGATCATTATAGCTTATACGATCAAACACACCTTTATAATAATTAACTCTAAATTGTACAGAGCCATGTTCGAATAGTTTTAGTTTTTTATACCACTCATCTAATTCACCGTCTAAATATTTGTCTACATCAAGTACGATCTTAAAATCTATATCTGGTATTCTTTTGATGTGCCGGTATAAACTCCAGATCTTATCTAGTTTTTCTTTTATTACCCAATATGGTTGTAAAAGTGTAGACGTGAATCCAATAGCCGAAATCTCATAAAGCTTAAACATATATTCATGATTCATTATCTCCTCAAAGTTTTGTGCATCAAATATATCAGTTGGTCCAATAACAATCTCATCAGGATGGTATTGGCCTCCGACTAATAGATTATACAATGTTTCTAAATCATCTGCCTTCGTAAAGTTTTTACGAGGAATAAAACAGCCCGGACACATTTGATCGCATCCGTGCAGAATATCTAAATTTATTTCTGTTCTTAGAAAGTCTTGGTTTATTGGCGAAAGCTCAGGATCATATGTGTAATATCCTGCATTCGTATTATTTAAGGTTACTATCATGCCAGAATCCTTCTGGTAGCATCTTAACTATTTCACCTGTTATCCCTGTTTGAGTAAAAATAAACATTAAATCTTTACCGTAAAACTTCGGATTATCATTAAACACTTGCTTATTAAATGATTGTGTAATTCCTCGTAGATGATAAACAAGATACATTGCATCAACCGCTTCTGTAATTAGTCTAGCAATGTTTGGACCCACGTTACTAGCCGTATCAGTTATCTCTATATCGTTTACATATTCTGCCAGTTCAGGCTCTTTGCCTTCTTCAGTAATTTCATTTATTTTATAAAGCACAAAAGCAAATGTTTCTTGAATAGAAGTAATTAAATCTTCTAATAAATTTCCATTCATTTCTATAAATTCATCAATTTGCTTTTCATCAAAAACTAAACTTGATAGGACAGCTTCCGGTGGAGTTAGTTCGTACTTTAAATACTTACGTAAAACAATAGTCATAACTCTTGCAAGAATCGGAGCGTTAACTAAAAAATTAGATTTAATAAACTCAACGAGTAAGCTTGGAGTTATCTTATCGAACGTTGTTTTGAAATTTGTGTTAGCAAGATAAATTAGAATATGTTGATCACTAAGTTTTTCAGTTGTCTTTTCATAATCAACATGAAGACAAAACTCTTCGGCACTATCTGTTTCATCTTTTGCTTTGTAAATAGCTACGAGATCTTGCGGTGCAAGAGGTAACGTGTAAAGTTTTTCTTCCATAATATATCCTATAGTGGGTATTTGTGAATTAAATAAGGTATCCTATTTTGTCTCTTTGAAAAGAATTGCACATCAGTATTAATTAGTTTTATATCAGAGCTTAGGTTGTTCATATCGTAATCTTGTTGAATAACCTTACGAACGATCGGAAACGCATTCTTAAATTCTGTGTATAGATCCATATATTCCCAACCATCAGGATCTGCATCAGCTTTCGATTGATGGGCTGCAATAAAGTTTGCATCATCTTTTACTCGATTCCATTGCTCTTCCATCTTATAGAATGCTTGTGTATACTGACCTTTGTTTGCAAGGTTTAGATATGTTTCTTTTACCCATGCATCCTTATCAACAGGATATCCATTTGCGTTCATCCAGTCAATTACTGATAAGAAGTATGCCATGTAATGTCGACGTGAAGTAAAGTGTTCCATCACATCTTTAGCCATTGTATTAGAATGAATTACAAATTTCTCTTTAATCAATCCTTGAACTGATGCATTTGTATGATGATCATTCAAATAAAATAATAAATCGTAACTAAAGTTTGCACCATTCTGAAACGTGTTAGCATACAATCCATGAGCTGTTATTTGAGATTCAACATATGCCTTTACATCAACTAAATCATCATTGACTTTCATATAATTAAACATCCAATCAGCTTCGGTTACTTTATGAACAAAATCACCGGCCATTCTGCTAAGTTCTTCGTTAGAAAGATTGGAATAAAAACCAGATGCTTTTAATAAGCCTGCAATATATCTACCTAAAACATTAAGTTGATCAAAGTCATCACTGAATATTAATACAGCTTTATCACTATTTTGTAAATAATCTATATTATCTACATCTGCAAAATTTTTCCATTCAATGGTTACGCGATCAGCTGGTATGCTACTTGTTACTTGATTAGTAACACTATCTCTGGCAAAGTTCCCAGCATTTTCTCGTGTGGTATTCATTTCTACAAATACCATCTTCCGTGGAGTAGATGTATGATAGAATGAATTGTATTCAAATAACACTGTATCAAGGTTTGAGAACGTTGTACAATACTTTTTGTTATTTAAATAATATAAATTTTGACCTATCATGCCATTGCCCTTTCTGCGTCATCATTCCATGTAAAATCATATGGATTATATAGATCTAGCACTTCTTTATTCATCACACAACCATTTACATTTAATGAATCTTGCGCTTCGAATACTAATCTGTTTGCACAAGCAATTGCGAACTGACAATCTGAACAGTCTTTTACCTGTGATGATTTATTTATACCCTTTAATACAAGTTCATTCTTACGTTGTAATATTTCTTCGAACGATAATCCTGTCACATCAAGGTTTTTATTTTCTAAGAAGAATGCTTGCTCATGTAACATTACATTCAAATGAGTTGTCGGACCGTTCTCACCTGGAACAATAGTCAATCCTACAAAGTTAATTGAGTTACAATATAGATTTGCCATTGACATTACAGTCTCACTAGCGTTATCTTCATCTATAACTTTACCGAGAAAATCATTCCATGCAAATAAGTTATTTCTCTTTATTAACTGGTTGCGTGCACGTGAAAATGCCGGATTCATCTCAACGATTGTTTCATATTCGTTTACAGATTTGTCTATGATTTTGTTATATGTTTCTTTGTCTATCTTCTTACCGACTACATTAGAAGCCTGTAGAGTCCATGACCAGTCCATTTGCTTTGGTGTATCATTCTTAAAAAATTCTACTTTTTTCATAACTTCGTTATAATAGTCATCATCGTCTAGCATTTCAGCCACACGGCCGATCGGCATGATAAACTCAATGATCATATCACGTCGGTACTTGTCTTCGTCATCTAGTACAGCAAATATCTCTTTGAGTTTCTCCATAGAAACTTTATCGAATTTAGCCGGAGCTGCGATACGTGCACCCGTGTGCTCACGCATAATATCTTGTACTGCAGAATTATTTAATACGGCCTTTGTATTTTCGGCTGTAAAGAAATCTGTTGGACCAATTACAAACTCACGTAAGTTAAGTCCTGTTCTCTTTACTCCGTCTGCCAATTCTTTGGCACGATTAATAATTGCCTGATTCATATCAGGATCAATGTTCTTATCTACAAAACATCCAAGACAACCATGATCGCATCCTGCCAGGACTTCCATTTGAATCAAAACATCGAATTTATATGCATCAGATGGAGCAAGACTTTCAGGTCCTGAGTACCTCATCTGTTTGCAATATGATTTTTGCATAGTCATTAGCGTCTTCCTCTTGATGTATGACAACTTGTATGACAACTAGTATGGCATACATAATGTGATTGTGATCTATTACTATATCTTCCTTCGATAACATCTACTGTACGTCGTACAATATCTTCCATTGTATCTACGATGTCTTGTGCATATATTCTACTACCAGAGCTAATTCCGCCATCATAGTAACCACTATACACGTTATTATTAGCACCTGTATATTCAAATCTATGGTTTGTTGATGCCGCACTTGTACCTGATGTCATACCTGCTGTAGCATTTGTATATACGTTTGTATATACGTTAATAGTTTTATCGAACGTACGAAGCTGAGGTCCACCAGAAGACTGTACCCAGCTATTAATATCGGATGGTGATGCGGCCATTAGCGTCTACCTCTCGATGTATGACAACTTGTGTGACAACTAGTGTGACAAACATAAGCACTATATGATTGGTTACCAGTAACAGCTTCGATTCTATCAACTGTACCACGAACACAATTAGCAAATGAGTTTTGTACATGAGATGAGTACATACGCGCACCAGTATAAATTCCACCATCTAGATCATTGTTATACGTACTATAAGGACCGCTACCATCAGAATGATATAGCGTTTGGTTATGAGTTGCAGTACCAGATGTCATGCCGGCCGTCGCATTAGTATATACGGCCGTAGCCATATTATAGCTAACACTAAACGTTCTTAATTGCGGTCCACATTGGTTTTGGACATTTGTATTTAACTGTGACCAGGTTGCCATGTTATACTTTCACTTCTATTTCACCCTCGCCATCTTCTAAGGCGATACCTACTAAATTACGTACATCTGTGTGATGCATGCTATCAACAGCTTTTGCTTTACCAATATCATCAGTAATAACAAAATCACCCTTTTTAGCGATGCCATTTATTTTTACTGGTATTCTACCCTTCAAAGCAATTGCCGGCCAAAACTCTTCTTCTGGTCTCTCATACTCCATATTCATTACTAATCCAGGTTTTGTAGAAACAACACCACAAAATGGTAAACCAACTCTGTATAATGTAACTTCTTTATCACCACCTATAGCAAGTAATGTACCTGGTTCATAATCAGCATCCGCTTCATAATGTTCGGCAAGATCAGACCAGTTTGCATAATAGGCAGTACCGTTAAAACCACCATCAGCTCGAATAACCAAAGGTGAATATACGCCATTACCAAATTCTTGATTATTATTTAATCGTAAATACCCATCGTTATAGTCAGCTGATAATGCAGTACGATCATTAAATGAAATACCTCTATTATCATTACTAGAGTTAGCAGAAAAGTTAACTACATCATTCTGATCTTTTGAAAAGTCATATTTTCCAGATATAGTATCGTCTGCATCTGATCTAGCATATGAAGCACCGTCAACACCATCTAGTGTATCCGCATCAGTCGATCCAGCACCGGGGGGACCTGTTGCACCCGCAGGTATCGTAAAGTCAAACACCGCGGCCGCACTTGTACCACTATTTGTTACGCTAGCACTACCTCCCGCAGGACCAGTTGTAATTGTACCAATACTAATACTTGCCGCTGCTCCGTCACTTCCGGCTCCACCTGGAGGACCAGCTCCACCGGGAGGGCCCGCACCACCAGCCGCACCGGCCGGAATTGTAATATCGAATACCGCTGCGGTACTAGAGCCAGTATTTGTAACGGATGCACTACCGCCAGCCGGTCCAGTTGTTACCGTACCAATAGCAAGTGTACCGGCAGGTCCAGTTGGAGCATCACCAAATGTGGTTGCTTTCCATATGCCTGGATCAGCTACATACGTATACGTATTCCCATTAGAGGAATGTGTATCACCGTTATTTGGACTAGATGGAAAATTTA